TTGTTACGGCGGCACCAATAGAGGTAATAACTCCTTCTATCGATGTTCCAATTTTAGCTACATTGTCACCAATAGCATTGATAATTCCTTCTATGGCCGCTCCAAGTTTTTCAATACCGGCACTAATAGAATCAATAATTTTAGATATAGAATTACCGATTGCTTCTATAATAGGTTTTATCGAGTTAACTACATTATCAAAACTACTCAGTATTTTTTCAATTACACTACCAATTGTTGCAACTATTTTTTCTATCTTATCGGCTACTGCAATAATAATATCCCCGACTTTGGATAGCACTCTTTCTACTACTGGAGCGAAAGCAATAATTACCTCTTTAACTGATTTAATGGCGACTTTTATCACATCCATTACTTCACCAATTACTTCTTTAAATACTGGATTAGTTAATAATTTTAGAATCATATCCAATACATCTTTGATAATCGGTTTGATTGAGTCAACAATAATAGCAATCCCTTCCATGAATAATTTCATTCCAGGCCCAGCAATTTTAATCAACTTTCCAATGCCTATCAAAATTAGTTCTATGAATGTTCCGAAAGCTTTTCCTACTCCAACAAAGATAGCTTCTAATATTTTTAATGAAGCACCATCGCCAAGAATCATATCAAAGATTTTTATAGCTCCAGCTATTGCCGCTGCAAATACTGGTATCATTGCAATTACAAACAGGGTTCCTACCATTGTCATTGGATTAGCAAAAGCAGCTAGACCTTTTGCAAGTCCAGTTAGAAATCCTTGAATCCCCCCCGCCAGTTTTTTCATACCTCCACCAATGGACTTGAATGGACTAAATAACGCGCCAGCAATTTTACTCATCATTCCTTTTTTCTTTGGAACTGCATCTTTTTCTTCTGCTGCGTCTTCTGGTGCTTCTCGGCCACCTTCTCTCAATCTTTCTTGTGCTGCGCGAAATCCCTTCAATCCCAGTGCATGAGTTTTCTTGGATAATGATCCCAATAAGCCAAATCCTTTGCTGAATATTCCTTGAGATTTTATTTGTTCTTTGAATCCCTTTGATGTGACATTGATATGCTTCCTAATAAGGTCTATTGTTATTTGAGAATTTTTAACTAATTGATTTAAAGGGTCTACTTGTTTGTCGGCACCCTCAATTGCAATTTCTGATTCTTTACCTTCTACAACAGCAGGTGCTTGACCAAGAGGTAATGTTTGTAGAGTTTCTTTTAGTTCTTTTATGTTGAGTACGGTATGCTCGGACCATCCCTTTGTTTCAAACATATGAGATTTCATTTCAGTAAGAACCTTAATTTGCTCTGCCCAACGAGGCTGGGCATCTGCTCTTTGTTCTTTAATTTCTTCTTCTACTTTCTTAACTTCTTCATCGGACGATTTTGTATCAATCATTAGCTCAGCAGACTTCAAAAATCCCGGCATGGTAGCTAATGTATCTCTACTTTCTCTAATTGCGGCAAGTTGATCTCTAGTAGATTCACTTACGCCAGACATGGATTCTTTGAAATTTGTAATAGATGTAACTATTGGGTCTGTTACCGTAGAGACAAAGGATTGTGATATGCTAGATATAGATTCTTTGATGGATTCTACAGCCGTAACTATTGGGTCTGATATTGTAGAGACAAAGGATTGTGATATGCTAGATATAGATTCTTTGATGGATGAAAAACTATCAACTAGTGCACTGGTATGAGTATTAAATTGTTCTTTTAGAATACTGGTAACGGCTGCAGTGTTTTGAGTTTGAATTTGGCTGAATCCAGATTGTAATTCTGACATTGAAGAGACAATGGATTCTGATATGCTGGATACGGATTCTTTGAGAGAAGTGGTACTAGTATTGAATTGTTCTTTGAGAGAAGTGGTACTAGTATTGAATTGTTCTTTTAGGGTATTGGTAACGGCTGCAGTATTTTGAGTTTGAACTTGGCCGAATCCAGATTGTAATGTAGAAACTATTGCATCTCTAGTAGATAGGATGGAATCTTTGATAGAGACTAATTCTACATTTATATCAAGTAATACAGTATCTCTACTGGTATCCCTTCGAGTTTGTTCTGATGCATTTGAGGCATTATCGATGCGTAATGATTCAATTACATTAACTAAAGGAACAATATTGATTTCGGCTGCTGCCATTCTAACCCTTCATTTTTTGGTTTTCTTTTCTTATTCTATCGTTCTCTTCACTAATCCATTTCTGTAACAATACAACATATAATTGTCTTTCAAATGGTAACATATTGTCCAACTCTGTTAAGCTCCACTTGTGATGCTGAATCATAGCGAAGTTTGTTTGATAGTGATTCGCTAGAGTATCATGACTCAGCCCTATCCGAAAAAAGAATCAATCCCCTCTAAAACTAGAGGCTCAGATTTTTTACACTTAGGACATTCCCAAGTTACTTCTTTTTTTATTCTCGGCATCCCTTCAAAAAATTCTCGTATTTTATTAAACTGCCCAGTATCTAAAGATTCAATAAAGTCATTTAATTCTTTTTTAGTAGCATCTTTTGCCTTGTATATTTCCTCACCTTCCCAAATGTATTCTATACAATCATTAATCATCTTAAATACGCTATCGGTTTTGATATCTGTACCATCTTTGGTTGCATATTTCTGTACTGTATCAACATGAGGATACATTAATTTTACACCAATTGTATCTGTAAGTTCAATTTTCGATTCAGGAATAGACGATGTATCTATTTCTATTTCATCAACATTGATTGCCAGTTCACATACTTCTTTGCACGGTTCTTCTTCTGGACATTTAATAGTTGCCGGTCTTGAGATCTGAATTTCTATTACATCTCCAACCGATTTTCCTCTCAGTTGAAGAAAGAAATATTCAAGATCAAACGGTGCAAGATTTTTAACATCTACTACTCCATCAGTACAAGAAGAAATGATATCTTGCATAGCTTTGGTCATGGAGTTTGTATTTCCTGTTTCCATTGCCATCAATAATGTCTTTTCTTCTTTTACCAGAAAAGGTCTGTATGAAACCCTTTCGCCGGTTGATGGTATTGTCAATTCATAAGTAGCTACGCTTACTTTAGGTAAAGCCATAATATTCTCCTATAATATATTTTTTAATTAAAGTTCTGCTCCAGATTCTTGACCGGAACCAAGTTTAGCAAGGTCAAGAGATTGTTCTACTGTGATCATCGATATTTTATTGGTGGTTTCTTACCTTCCCAATACTTGTATCGCACTGATACAGTAAATTTCATGAGTTCCCCAACTCCCCATCCAAGAGTAATTGCGCTCATTCGTTCAGGATATGCTTCGAATAAAGTACAAGTATAAGTAGATGATGATTGTGGGTCAGGTTCTGTTATATCATCTCCATAATGTGAAATTGCTATTTTACCTGTATATTTTTTGTAATATGATAAATTATATGTTGTTGGACTTGTAATTAAATTCATCCAATCATCCCAAAATTTCTTGGGAGTAAAATCATTTGTATTATGAAATTCTATATCCATTGCTTCATATGTTTGCTCATAAGGTATTGTTCGTTTTATGCCGTATGTTTGGTGTTCTGTTGTAGCAAAACCTTTTGTTGGTAAGTCGGCACCAGAAGCTAAGAATTCTATTCTAGATCCAGCAGCTGTAATTTCGGCAGGACATTTAAGAATTTGAACTGAAAATTTCCAAGTCTTAGCTAACCCACCAAGATTATCAGCATTTGACATAAATTGACTAGGTGAAAATCCCCTTGATGACATTAGAACATTCCTCCGCTATTTGTCCACACTTGTTGTTTACTTGCTTTTTTGAATCTTTCAACTGGAAGAAAAAGAGCTACTTCCCATTCATCAGCATTGATAAGAACAAACCTAGAATTAACTTTGTTAGAAAGATATCTATGTATGGTAGGCCTCGCTCTTTTATACTTGGTAAATCCTTTTAACATGTTATAAGTTAATCTTAGTTTGGTTGTTTCATCAAAATTTTTATTAGTTGCAAAACCTTTTAGCTGATCCATTAGTATGGCTCTATCTCTTGGATGTAGGTAATGAAAATTAATACCTAGAAATCCATTATTATATCTCTCAATAGGAAAGATTAACGGAAAAGTATCATACCAAGGCAATTTATCTTTCCCTTTGGGGTCATAAGAAAAGAAATACATTTTTCCAAGAACATTTGATGTAAAAGCGGTTTGTCGGCTAAGTATTCTGGAAGGAGTTTCATCAGAAAATGCGCCTTTTGTTCTATTGACGACTCCGCGAAACCAGTTTCCCGCGGCCCTTGCTTTTCCAGCTACATCAGATGTTTGTATTGCTTTTTTTAATGTGTCCAAATATGTTTCTTTTGCCATAATATAACTA